TTTAAAGGTTGATGGTGTCAAAAAGACAAGTGATAGACTCTACAACCTTAAATACAATAATCCAAAGACGCCTGAACGAGATATGCAAATACAAGAGCTTATTGATGATATTCAGGCGACTTGTAAATTAATTGCTAACGATACACAACCATATGACAAATAAAGATATAACAATTAAAAATTTAAAAGATAGAAAAGAAGAAATAAACGAAGAATTAGAATATAAGAATGTGCAATCATTAGAAGATGAACTGTACGAAATAGAAGATACATTAAAGAAACTAGGTGTGAATGAGAATAATACTGTTAATTTTAATTAGTCTATTGTTGACTAACTGTGCAGCGAACCGATCGCAAGTTGGTTCAATTGCAGGTGCAACCACAACAACTGGTGCCTGTGTTACAATGGGTGTAGATAATCCATATGCGATTGCCGCCTGTGCGATGACAGGTGCTTTTGCTGGTGCTGAAATTATGTACAATTCAGATTATGATGTACACAATGCAGTATTTGTAGATCATTTAAATACAAGTCCTAAGGGTTCTTCATATACTAATTGGTATAATTCAAAGACAGGTAATAGTGGTATCATACATACAACAAACTCTTATTTGAAAGGACCATTTAAATGTAAAGATTATAGTGCCACAGTTGATATAACAAACAACTGGCCGTTGATAGGTGTTGGTGGTGTAAATAGAAATACTATATTTGGTATTGCGTGTCAAAAACCAGATGGACAATGGATAGAATATGAATAAGAAAAGAGTTTTATTTTTAATATTTTTGGTTTTACTTTTAGTACCTGGTATTGTAAGTATAGCATTTTCAGGTGAAAAGATATTACATAGTAAAATCAAATCAATATCACCAGAGAAAACGGATGGTCAATATTGTTTTGTAAAAGTTATTATTAAACAACAAGGCGACAATATTATCAAAGAAGAAATTTTGGAGTGTGCTGATGGTAAAAAGGGGATTGATACACCAGGTTATTGGGAGTTATTTGCTCAATTTTATTATAGAGATGTAGGTACACCAGAGTATTGCCGATATTATAGTCGGAATAAACATGCTTTTAAATCACCAGGAAAAGTTTGTTTAATGATAAATGGTGAATGGGAGGTTAAATGATTAAGAATCTAATCATAATCTCACTAGTTATTGTAATTGTGACAGGCATGTCAGGGCAAGAGTTTTTAGATCATATTGCTTTTGGACTTGACAAATTACAAGAAATAGTATATAATGTACAAAGTGAGGTTAAATAATTATGAATAAAGTGAAAAAACTACTATTAGTTGTAGGTGCAGGGTTGTTACTTGCTAATTGTTCTGCAACTTATAAGATGAAAAGTGAAAAAGGTAAGGTATTAAATAAAGTACCTAACTGGTATATGAATGACTTTTCAGAAAAGAAGGCATGCGATACGCCTACTTTTGGTAAAGACAAAGATAGAATGTGTATCTTTGGTGTTGGTACTGCGGTGTCACCAGACTTATCTCTAGCGATAGAAAAAGGTATGATGATTGCCAAGGCAGAAATGGCAGACATTATCAAAGGTGAGATGAACAAATCTTCTAAACAATTCATTACAGAAATTGGTAAATCACATAACAAATCAGTGGTAACAGAAGTTGAGTCAACGATAGTTAACTTAATTAAAGATACGCCTGTTAGAGGTTATGAAATCTTTGCCAAAGATGTAACTATAACTAAAGAGGGTTATTATAGAGCGTGGATTGGTTTAAGATTACCAATGGGTGAATACAATAAGATGTATAACTACACAATCTCAGAGGCAGTTGACGCTTACAATGTTAAAGAAAAAGCGAAGATCGCTTACGATAACTTAATAGGTAAAGACGATGGAAATAATAATCTACAGTAAAAATAATTGTGTCTTTTGTAACAAGGCCAAACATATGGTAAAAAATCTTGGCCTTGAATACACAGAAAAGAAAATGGAAGACTTTGATTCTCCACAAAAGATGTTAGAAGATATAGGTAAACCTGTAAGAACTATGCCACAAATAAAGATTGATGGTAAATTGATAGGTGGTTATAATCAATTAGTTGAATACTTTGCAGATCAAGGAAAGGTAAACTTTAAAGGTGAAATCACTAGTGACTAAAAATAAAAACGATAATATTATCTTGTTTCCTACAAATAAAATTGTAGAGAAGTCAACTGCTGGTCCTGTGAAAGACGATAAGTTTCAAAAAAAATTGGCACAAGAACAAACAAAACAATTTATTGAAACAACAGTAGATGATATTAGTATCGAATTATTAAGAAAGTTTTATAACTTGGCAATCAAAACAAATAAAGATACATTTACTAAAGACTTGGCTGTGTTAGTTGATGTAATGCGTGGTTTGATTTATAGAGATTTTGATATAAAACACCCTGCTCAGATACTATCTGATAAGTTAGTAGATTTAAAAAAGTTAAAAGATGGTTCGCAATCAGCAAAGATAGATTATACAAGTTTACTGGATACAAAACATAAACAACATAAACCATTTAGTCCAGATATAAAAGATGAATTGAGAGATATAAACGATCAAGCAGGTATGTTTGATGGAGATGACATAAATGATTAAACAAAATTCCACAGGAATCGCCTTCGCAGGTTGTAAAATAGTTTTATTAATAAACTCAAATATAAGAAGGAGTATATAATGTTAAATACATTGAAAAACCTATTTGGTAAAGACGAACTAGTAAAAGTTAAAGTTGCGAAAAGAACTGCAACAGAAACTAGAGGTAGAAAAACTTTATCAAAAAAACAAAAGTTACTAAATCTTTTATCAAAAGGTGAAAATGTAACTTGGAAATCAATTCAAACTAGATTTGATTTAGAGTCACCTAGAGCGATGATTGACACTTTAAGAGCTGAAGGTCATATGATCTATGGTAACAATGTAAACGGAAAAAAAGTTTACAGAATGGGTACACCTACTAGAGCGATTATCGCTGCTGGTATCAATGCGTTGTATGGTACTAAATTCAAGTACAACAACCACAAAGTATCTGTTAAGAAATCAGAACTTGCACCAATTGATGCATAATTAAATAACTGAGCAAGATGGGGCGCTTTGGCGCCCTGTCTTTTATATTTTATGGACTTTCAACACGGTATATTATTTTTCTTTATAGGTTGTACAGTAACCGTTATAGGTTTCTTTTTAGTTTTTCTAGTTATAAATTATAATAAGAAAAAAGAAGAAGAAAGAATTATAGAACAAAACAAACCTAAAATACACCCTTATGGTGATGATACAGTATGAGTAAACATTTAAGAAACATTAGAGCATTATTTGAAAATGCAAAAGAATTTAAAGTTAGTCGTAAAGTTGATACATATGAATATGAGTCTTTAGAAAAATTAATATTAGATGACAATATAAGATATAGTGAGATAATTGAAATATTTACTGACAAAGATTATAGAGAGTGGTTTTATCAAAGAAATTTTAGAGGTAAAGAATTTAACATAGTGAGGTATTCAGAAGAGTGATTGATGAAATATTAATAGACTTGGTTAAGAAAGACGTTAAGGGTGATGACGTTGCTATTTTTATGGGTGGTGGTACAGATAGTGCCACACTTTTATTTACTTGTTTAAGACTAGGTAAGAAACCTGTAGGTTATTCTTTTTTCCTAGATGGTAAACCCTCTTACGATTCATTAAAAGCAGAAGAGATATGTAAAACGTTTGATGTACCATTTGTACCTGTACCAATGTCAACAGAAAATTTAGTAGAAGATTTTAAATTACTTGCAGAGAAATATAATTGTAAAAAGAAAACACACTTTGAGTGCACATTTCCTTTTATATATTTGTTTCCAAAAATAAAAGAGAAGTATATTCTTACAGGCGTGGGCGCTGATAGTCATTATGTATTAAGCAAAAAAGGTATGATGCATTTTAAACATACAGTAGAATTGATGAACAAGTTTAGATATAATTACTTTCATAATACACCTAACGCAGGTGCTATGGATCAGTTAAGACAATTCTGTAGTGAGTATGATAAAGTATTAAGTGTACCATACTTTGAAAAAGAAGTTTACGATTATTTTTATGATAAGAGTTGGGAAGAAATAAACAGACCTGTACAAAAACATTTGATTAAAAAGTGTTACAAAGAATTTGATAAGATAAAAGTTAAACCACATATTAACTACCAACTGTGTGCAGAGATAGACCATCTGTTTGAAAAGTTAATTGATGTAAAAGAAATAAATTTTAAAAATAGAAAAAGAGTTATGGACATATGTAGAGATTGGTACGAAAAAACTCAAAACAATACAGGAGCAGTTTTACCTATATGATATTAGTTGATTTAAACCAAGTATTGATTTCAAATTTAATGGCTCAAACTAGAGGTCAGTTTGATGAGTTACCAGATAAGAATATGTTAAGACATATGGTACTTAACTCATTACGTGGTTATAATTTAAAATTTAAAGATGAATATGGAACGCCAGTATTATGTGCTGATGGTGGTGATCCTTGGCGTAGAGATATATTTCCTAATTACAAATACAAAAGAAAAAAAGGTAGAGCGGAATCTGATATTGATTGGTTATCATTATTTAAAATGATTGGTGAAATAAGAGATGAGATTGCTCAAAACTTTCCATACATTGTATTACACATAGACAAAGTTGAAGCAGATGATATAATCGCTGTACTTGTAAAAGAATGTCATACAAAAGAAAAGATTATGATAGTGTCAGGCGATAAAGACTTTATACAATTACATAGATACCCAAATGTAAAACAGTATGCACCTATACAAAAGAAGTTTGTAGAAAGTGACGATCCAGTTAAATACTTACACGAACAAGTAATTAAAGGTGATAGATCAGATGGTGTACCAAATATATTAAGTGCTGATGATGTATTTGTAACAGGTACTAAACAAAGGCCTATAAATAAAAAGAGATTAGAGGAATGGGCAAATATAGAAAACATACCTCTTGGTTCAGAAACTAAAAAGTATTATGAACGAAATAAGAAGTTGATAGATTTGGACGAGATTCCAAGTCTTATATATAATGATATAAAGAGTAAATATATAAATTATAAAGTAAATGACAGGACGCTGTTGTTAACTTACTTTATAGAAAACAAATTGAAATCATTGATTGAAAATATAAATGATTTTTGATAACATGCATGGAGAAATATAATGGCAGAACAAAATCCTCATTTGATTTCTAAAAAAGCAATGGAAGCGATGTCTACCACATCTGGTTCATCATATCCATTGATTAATGAAATCTTTTTAAAGGTTAATAACGCAAAAGACAAGCCTAAAAAGATAGATGTTTTAAAACAGTACGATAAACCTGCTTTAAGACAAATCTTAAAAGGTTGCTTCGATCCAAAAATAGAATGGGAACTACCAGAAGGTATACCACCATATATTGAAAATGATGTACCAGCGGGTACGGAACATACACTTTTAATAAATGAAGCCAAGAAACTTTGGCACTTTGTTAAAGGTGCAGACACTGCAACAAATAAACTACAGAAAGAAACTATGTTTATTCAAATGTTGGAAGGTCTACATAAAGACGAAGCAAAAGTTTTATTAGATATGAAGAATGGTACTTTAAATAAAACTTATAAAGGTCTAACCTCAGATATGGTAAGAGAAGCATTTGGCTGGAACGCCGACTTTGTAAAACCATAACGAATCAATAGAATAAAGGGTGCGACAAGTTGTTGTTCACCCTTTGTTCTTCACAAAACCCCTCATTTTACTACCATTTTTTCCCAAAATACCTATTGACAAACACCTCTTTTTAGTGTATATTATAAATATGAAAGAGAGGATATTATATTATGCGTAAATTTATGATAACAGTTGTTATCTTAACAACTACATTAGGTGTAGTCTTAACTAGTTTTATGAACTCGGTTAGGGCGAATGAGTATAACAAGGCAGTTGTAGGTCACGTTATACAATCCACTGTTAACGGAACAAATGTTGACACCAGTAAACTATTAGAAAATGAGATGGAAAAACTGGCTCACCAATTTGCCATTGAATCGATTACAATAATACAAGCATACCTACCACAAATTTTAGAAGGTATTGCAGCAGATTTAAGACTAAAAGCAGATACAGAATATAAATGTAAACTACTTGAAGGATCAAAAATCGAAGATGATTGTAAATAATTTTTTATCATTACCTATGGAATTACAAGTTTTGTTATTATTTGGTATATATGCGTTTATATATGAAACAATAAAAGGGATAAGAAGTAAATGGATAAATCAAAAGCAAGAAAATCAAAAGTGAAAAAAATTATAAAGAGAGAGTTGGCTTCTCGTAAGAAGTACAAAACAACTTACAAAGATATAAAACACTATTTTGATATTATCAATAGAACTGTATTTGATAATGTGTTATCACCATTTAATGATATTCTAATCAAAAAAATTTATAAAGATAAGACGGATAAAGATTGCTACGGTCAAGTCGTAGTTTGGGAATGGAAAAGAAAAGGAACAAGGGTATTTCATTTAGAAATGCTACCTGAATATAGAAATAAAAAAGATTTTGTGGATACGTTAGGCCACGAAATGGTCCACCTGTATCAAATGGCCAATGTAGGTGACTCTGGAAATCATAATAAATTGTTTTACAGTTTTAGACCAAAGTTAAATGCAATCGGCCTTGACTTATAATGAAAGAGATATATTATGCCAGAAGTGAGAAAGAAAAGCAAAGAAATAGACCATTACGTTAAACAACACGTAGGAGAAGCATTGTTACAGTTGAGAGAATTATCTAAACCAAGTAACAGATCAGGTGTAAGTAGAGTTTACTACACAGGTAATTGGGTAAACGACATTTACAATAATTACACAGAAAAACAAGCACAAAAGATATTTGATAACGCCAGACAATATTCAGATAAACTGGACTTCTTTCAAAAAAAGTTACCTGAAACTTATGAAGATTACAACGAAAAGACTTTACAAGCATACGAATATGTAGCGAGGGTTAAGTGAAGAATGTAATTAGAACATTGATGGCAGTATTTGTTGTACTATTTGGTACACTTACATTTTTACATTATGTTGATGATGTAAAGGTAAGAGCAGAAGCAAGTATGCCACATAAACCTAACTTTGAAAACACAAACAATCAACAGTTTTTAGATAATGTTTTAAAATGTGTTGAATATGTTTATTGGAAAAATAATAAATTAGAAAAAGTAAATATAGAATTATTACTTGCTCAGGCTAGTTTAGAGTCTGGTTGGGGTGATAGTAGATTTGCTAAAGTTGGTAAAAATTTATTTGGTATAAGAACATATGATTTAAAAGAACCACATATGTTACCCTCTAATAATCCAAAGAAGTGGGGTGTAAAAGTTTATGAGCACGAATGTTATAGTGTAGAACACTATATAAAAATACTAAATAATGGTAAGAGTTTTAGTGATTATAGGAAGTTGAGAAAAGATGGAATTGACGACCCTATGATATTAGTTGAAACACTTGGCGCTTACGCTTCAGATAAAAATTATTTTCCTAAAATCAAAAGTATAATAAAGAAGATTAGAAAAGAGTATAACATACAATAATGTTTTTAACTATACTAACATTTCTATCGGCCATATCTATATCTGTTATAGCGGCTGGGTATTCTATCATAGGTCTAGCGACATTGTTTGCTGGCGCTGTGATACCTATTATTGCTATGGGTTCAGCATTAGAAGTTGGTAAACTAGTTGCCGCCAGTTGGTTATATAATAATTGGAATAGTGATGTACCACGCTTACTTAAAGGTTATCTATTTGGCGCAATCATTGTATTAATATTCATAACATCACTAGGTATTTTTGGTTTCTTATCAAAGGCACACCTAGATCAAGTCAAACCTACATCAGGTAATAATATCAAAATAGAATTATTAGATAAACAAATCAATCAACAAAATTTAATTATAGAACGAGCAGAAAAACAAATCTCTTTACTAGACAAAGCTTTAGAAGTTTATATTGATAAAGAATATGTGACTAGAGGCTTAAAAGAACGTAAGAAACAAGAAGTAGAAAGAAACACATTAAATACAGCAATCAATGAGGCAAGTGATAAGATTGCTGAACTAACAAATCAAAAGGCATCTCTATCACTAGAACAAGATAAGATAGAAGCAGAAGTAGGACCAATCAAATATGTGGCAGAATTAATCTATGGTGAGAACGCACAAGACAATTTTGATAAGGCAGTAAGGTTTGTTATATTGATACTCATATTTGTATTTGACCCACTCGCTGTACTTCTCTTAATCGCCGCTAACATATCATTACGTCAATGGCGAATGAAGAAACAATTAACACAATCTAAAAAACAAGAAGACATTAAAGGTAAGTTAGAACGACAAAAAAAGAGATTAAAAAGACTTGGTAAGAAACAGAGAGATTATAAAAAACTAATGACTACAATGGGTGATTTTAAGGATATGTCACCTGATGAAATCAAAGTAAAACTAGACCAAATCTATGATTGGAATGATAAAAAGTAGGGTTGACAACACCCCTAAAATATGATATATTATAAAAATGGAGGTTATATATTATGATGACAAATGAAGATATGTTAAGACTTAAATTACCTGAATTGACACCAGATCAAATCAGAAGAATATCAAACGCAGAGATAACTTGTCAGAATGCCACAACCGATTGGAGTAAAAACTATTGGTTTAATGTGTTAAAAAAACTATGCGAGAAGTATGGTTGTATGAGTTACTTTAGAAAGGTATTACACTAATGAATATATTTTATTTGGATAAAGACCCTATCAAGGCAGCAGAATATTCTTGTGACAAGCATGTTGTTAAGATGATACTAGAGTCAGCACAGATGTTATGTACAGCACACAGAGTACAAGATGGTAAAATGGTGATTGGTAAATCTAAAACAGGTAGAAAGAGAACTACTTACGAACACCCTAATTCTAATATGGATAATATATTATATGGTGCGGGTTGGTTGAAACACCCTAGTTGTATTTGGGTTATGGATAGTGCATACAATTATTTGTGGTTATACAAACATATGATGGCACTAGGTGATGAGTACACAAAACGATATGGTAAAGTACATTTAACAATTGAAAAGTTAGGTGACTTACTAAAAGACCCACCTAAAAATTCAACACTAAATAAAAAAGGTTATGATGCAACCCCTGCAATGCCAGATGAGTGTAAAATACCAGGCGATGTAGTTGGTAGTTATCGTAAATATTATGTGATGAAAAAACAAAGATTTGCTACTTGGAAAGCTCCTGCAGTTATTCCAGAGTGGTATGTTAAAGGATTAGAAAGTGAAAGTCAAAAAGAAATCTAATCCAATGGCAAAAGAAGTAAGAACTTCTAAATACAAACCTAGAGTGGTTAAAGCCAAAAAAGGTAAAGGAAGTTATAAACGTAAACAAGAACCTGAAGATAGATGGAGTGGAATAGTATAATGGATTATGAAGAAATAGAAAAGTTGTCTTTAGAAGAATCTAAAAGACAAACAAAAGAACGTAAAGAAACAAGTCTAAATATGTTACGACCTTTTACATTTGAAGAAAAAAAAATGTTATGGGACGGATTAAGAGGAGATAAAACAAATGGCTGAATATAATAGAAAAAATATGATCGAAGCAATAAAAGATCATGCAAAAGGACATATCAAAAAGCATTCAATGAATGTAGAAATATATTTAAAGAACTCTACTGGTATTGGTGAGCACCCAGATGTAATGGAAGCAGTAGAAAAAGAATTAAAGATTATTGCAGAGTATGATGACCAATTAGAAGTTATCAAAAAATACTTTGAACAAGACCCTTTAAAACCTATACAAGACTAATGCCGATTTATACCTTTAAGAACAAAAAAACAGGTAAAGAGTTTGACGATATGATGTCCATTGCTGAAATGGAAGAGTATTTGGATAAGAACAAACACATTACACAGGTTATTAAAGGTCTAAATATTGTTAGTGGTGTAGGAAGTATAAAGCAAGATAGTGGTTGGAAAGATAATTTAAGTAGAATTGCTGAAGCACACCCACAAAGTGCTCTTGCTGAACGATATGGTAAAAAAGATATTAAGAAAATTAAAACACAACAAGCATTATCAAAAAATAAAAGAAGATTAAGAGGTAAAAAGTAATGGCAGACGATATACCAGATTATATGCGTGGGTTTGACCTTGATGAAGATTGGGGTATAACACCAGTATCTAAACCTGCAGAAACAGAAACACAACCAGCCATTGATCCTAAAATAATAGAGGATTCAAATTTAGAACTTTCAAAAGTAAAATCAGATGTATCAGATATTAAATCTATGATGAACGAAGTTATGCAGATTGTATCCGAAAAGGAAACGATAACAAAGGAACTTTCTGATGAAGAAGTAAATCAAAGATTTAAAGACATTGAGAAAATTGTACTGCCATTTTTGTACAATCTTTCCAAGTCAGATGAACCTTATATACATTGGCCTAATAGAGGTCCAATCATTAAGGCTCAAATAGAAAAGTTACTTAAACTAACGAGAGGATAATTTATGAATTTTAAACAATATCATAAAGAATTGAAAAAACAAGTGAATGTAATTGAAGAACAAAGAAATAATGATAGAACATCATCAACTTGGTATGAACTCAAGGAGTTAAAGAAACAAAAATTAAAAGCAAAGGAACAATTAAATGAAACTAAGCAATAACTTTAGTTTAAAAGAAATGGTCGCCAGTCAAACGGCTGACAGAAAAGGGATTAATAATAATCCTAATGAAGACCATATGAATAACCTAAAAATGTTATGTGAAAAAGTGCTACAACCAGTGAGAGAACATTTTGGTAAAGTAGTATCAGTGAGCTCAGGTTATAGATCAGAAGAATTATGTGAGGCTATTGGCTCTTCTAAAAATTCACAGCATGCGAAGGGTCAAGCAGCAGATTTTGAAATATTTGGAGTATCGAACCAAGAACTAGTGATCTGGATAAATGAAAATTTAGATTATGACCAAATGATTTTGGAGTTTTGGAAAGGTCCAGATGAACCAAACTCTGGTTGGGTGCACGTATCTTACAAAAAAGAAGGTAATAGAAAACAATTATTAAGAGCATATAGAAATACGTTTGGTAAAACAACATACGAACCATACGAATACTGAACGCCTGACGAACTTAACAATATGTATGCGAAAAAGGGCGTTTAAGGGTTGACAAATGTCCTATATTATGATATATTATAATGATACAATAAATGAAGGTGAAATATTATGGCAAAAAAAGAATTTAAATTTATAGATTTAGATAAAACAAATCTTCCTAAAACTGTTGGTAAAAAAGTAGATGGATTTCGTTTCTATGATATAGACGGAAAAGCATATCCATCTGTAACTACAGTATTAGGTATCAGATCAAAAGAAGGCTTACAAAAGTGGCGAGATAGTATTGGTGAGAAAGTTGCCAATTGGGAAATGAATAGAGCTGCTCGTAGAGGTAAAGCAACACACTTACTTGTAGAACAATATCTAAAAGGCGATACACCATCTGTACGAGATGTATTACCACTTGGATTATTTAAACTATTAAGACCTTACATAGATCAAATTGATAACATACATTGTTTAGAAACAATTATGTACAGTAAGAAACTTACAATCGCTGGTCAAGTTGACTGTATCGGTGAATACAATGGTAAGTTGTCAGTTATTGATTTCAAAACAGCAAACAAAGAACGAAAAGAAGATTGGATTGAAAACTACTTTTTACAAACAACTGCTTATGCAGTAATGTACGAAGAACTGTTTGGTAAACCAATTGAACAAATAGTTATATTACTTGCTGGCGAAGATGGTACTGTTGCTTCATATGTGAAAGATAAAAAAGAGTATATGCCGATGTTAGAAAAGGCGATACAAGAGTTTTATAAATATTATGAAGAACAAAACAAAGATAAAGCTCAAGCAAGTTAGTAAAAAAAGTGGCCCAAGTTTTATTGTAGAGAGGCCTAATGAAAATAATCTTAATAATAATGGCACTATTGGGTGCCACTATTAGTTACGCTGAAACAACCAGTAAATATAATCTATATATGATGCAGTATCCAATGATGTGTGGATTACCTGCTGATGTTGATAGATACATTGTAGATAAAAAGTTTACACCAATAAATGTGAGTTTTGGTAAAGAGAACGCCAACGAAGATGGTGAAATAGTATTTGCCGTCACATATTACATTAACGATAAACACCAAACTTTGGCAGTGGCAGAAACACCTAATGATCCATATAAGTGTATGATATTCCATACATTTGATATGATAATGAATCAAAGTTTATTAGGAACAGACACTTGACATTTTTGTTTAGGTATGATATATTAATAGAGTTATAACTGTGGTGGCGAAAGCTAGCGTGAGTACCCACCCAAAAAAAGAGGTGATAATGAATAGTAAAGAATTTAGTTTGAAGATTGAAAGTATAGTAAAAGAAAAAAGAATAACTTATATGGATGCCGTCATATGGTATTGTGAACAGAACGATATAGACCCTGGAACAGTATCATCATTAGTTTCCAAATCATTAAAAGAAAAAATTAAAGTAGAAGCAATAGATTTAAGAATGTTAAATACACCAAAAGGTGGAATATTGCCAGTATAATATGTATGGAGGATTTGATGTATATAAAGTTTACATTGGTGTTAAATTACATTTTACATCAAAGACATACGACTATATAAAGTATGGTGGAAAAGTTAATGCATCACTTGATAGTTTTACAAAGAGAAAGGATAGATACTTCTTTCATAAGCTGAGTACGAAATATGGACAAACTGATATACTTGATTTCTTTATTGCTAACTTTCTTGCAGATCGCAAGAGATGGATTGGTAATCTTCTACAGAATGATGGTAGAGAAGTCTATCTGGCTTATAAAAAACGTAAAGAGGCCTTTACGTACCACTTTAGAAGCGATTGCGTATCTATTGATAATGACTTTCGCTCTCGTGGCTTTCGGTTTGATGATGGTTTTGTATGTAATAATGGACAACACCCTAGACTTTTACAATTACTTATTCAAAAAAAGATCGGGATACAATCCGCAGTCGTGTTTGACCACTTCTTATCGTTTGTCAAAAATTGGAACAAGGAAATTAAAGAAACTTTTGTATGGCCTGAAATCGCATCTACGATCACCAGAATGAAACCATTTACAAATTTTAATGCAACCGAATGTAAATTAATTATGAAAGAAATATTTGTAAACAATGAATAAACTATTAATACTAATTTTCATATTGACAGTTGGTTGTTCAGCAACACAAAATAAAGAAATAAAAGAGCATAGATTTATTGTATCTATTACTAAACAATTAATATCGCCTGGATTTGGATTTGGAAAATGAGTGAAGAAATAATTGATTTTGAAAATGTAAGACCTACTGTACCTGAAACAAATAAAGTAGAACAGGAAGACGGAACTTTTAAATACATTGATAGAATTTATAGTCGTATTTTTGGTGAAGTGTATATGATACAAAAAGATGGCACAAAGTATAATAGTAAAATAGATAAGAGATCAATAAAATTAGATGACGGAACTTTAAATTTTGTATATCACGCAGATGGAAGATGGTTTGATAGATGTGGTATGCCAATTGATAAACCAAAGAATTTAGTAACTAGAGATAAGAAAGATGGCGAGTAGAGTATTCTGTATTGGAAATGGTGAAAGTAGAACGCCAATAGATTTAAATAAATTACGACCACACGGAAAGATTTATGGTTGTAATGCTTTGTATAGAGATTTTACACCAGATGTTTTAGTAGGTGTAGATCACGGAGTTATGCACGAAATATATCAAAGTGGTTATTGTGAAAAGAATGAAACTTGGTTTAGAAACTGGACTAGAGTGCCAAGAACAATGTATCATATGTTAGTTTATGGTAGTATGAAAAATGAAGATAAGGAACTTATAGACAAGTATCAATCAAATAAAATGGAAAACGATAAGGGCGATAGACAAGAGTTTGTATTTCACGGTTCAAATTTAGCTGGTAAAGTAAACATTTTAAAAACAAGCAGAAATAAAAAAGAGATAGTTGAAAAAGATGTAAACCACACAACAACATATGTTAGTTGGACAAGTGAAAATGATAAGGCAAACAATTTAGATGATTTAGTTGAAGGTAAAAGAGATCCAGGTTGGGCGTGTGGTGCATCAAGTGGACGAGTGGCAACAATAAGAGAAAAAGATTTAACAGAGATGTATTTGATAGGACACGACTTGGTAAGTGATACGAATAAATTAAACAATATGTACAAAGGTACAAAACATTATGGATTACCAGAGGCGTCACCTATACCCTCTGTGAACTGGATTAATCAATGGAAAACTCTGATGATAGAGAACCCTAAAATACAATTTTATAAAGTCAATCCGAATGGTGATAGTGGTAAAACACCAGTCAGTTCAACTATTAGTGAGTGGACTTCTATTAAGAATTTAAAGTACATATCATTTCAAAAGACACTTGACAAATTTGGTATTCTGTGATATAATAAGTGATATGTTTGATAAATTTATATACACAATGTTAGATAAAATTATTGAGTGGTGTGAACGTTATAAACAATACAGAATTAAGAGGTCCTTACCTAGAGCAACCTATGATAAAAAAGTTAAAAATGATAGCTTAAAAAAGTGGGTGAATGAACGTGAGAACTCTTATAAATAAAAATGATACCGATTAAACAGGTAACACAAATACAACGAATACGAAAATACAAAGGAGATAAAATATGGATTTCGAAGCGTTAAAACAATCGTCAAGTAACTTTGACAAACTTACAAAAGCCATCGAGGCAAATCTCGGCACCGAGAACAAAGATCAAAACAAATCAAAATACCAAGACGACAGATTTTGGAAACCAGAGTTAGATAAAACTGGTAACGGTTATGCTGTCATTAGATTTTTACCTGCAGTAGAAGGTGAAGACTTACCTTGGCAAAGAGTATGGTCACACGCATTCCAAGATGTGGGTGGTTGGTACATTGAAAATTCTTTAACAACACTAGGTCAAAAAGATCCTGTGTCAGAAGAAAATACTAGATTATGGAATACAGGATTAGATAGTGATAAAGAGATTGCTAGAAAGAGAAAAAGAAAATTATCTTACTACGCAAATATATTAATACAATCAGATCCTAAGCATCCAGAGAACGAAGGTAAGGTATTCTTATTCAAATTTGGTAAAAAGATATTTGATAAGATTACAGAGGCTATGCAACCTGCGTTTGAAGATGAGAAACCAGTAAATCCATTTGACTTTTGGAAAGGTGCTAACTTCAAATTGAAGATTAGAAAAGTTGATGGTTATTGGAACTATGATAAATCCGAGTTTGAAGCTGTTGCACCAGTTGCTGAAGATGATGAGAAAATCAAATCTATATGGGGACAACAACACGCTTTAAAACCATTCCTAGACCCTAGTAATTTTAAGACCTATGATGAACTCAAAGAGAAACTGAATAGGACGATTACGGGTGTAAGAAGCACAACTACTGCTGATAAAGTAGACCTCCCACCTCAAAAGGCAGTTAGTGTGAAAAGTAATGAAGTCGCTTCGACTTCTGCTAGTGATGATGACGATACGTTATCTTACTTTAGTAAATTAGCAGAAGAGGAGTAATTCTCTCTCGCTTCATAAAACTTGAAAGGGCGCTCGAAAGGGCGCCTTTTTTATTATAAATATTGGTATGGCGATCAGCGTACTAGACCCTCTAAAAGATAAACAAGGTGGTATTCGTAAGAGTGCCAACTGGTATAAGAATATTGTTGCCGATTTAGGCGATAGAATTACTGCCAGAAAGTTAATGTCATCTGGCAAATTAAATGGTATTCCTAGTAGAGGAAGATTAAATATGTTCTTCTATGACCCTAAATATAAACAAGTATTACCTTATTATGATAGATTTCCATTGGTGTTACCAATAGAAACAATATCAGGTGGATTTATGGGTTTAAACTTTCACTATTTAAGACCAGTACAAAGAGTTAGTTTATTAAATAGATTACAAAGATTTGCATCTGGAGGAATGAGTAAAAGTACAAGAATTGATGCGACTTATGATGGAGTTAAAAATATAGGTATTGCTAAAACAACAATTAAAAAATATTTGTATGGTCACGTTAGATCAAGTTTTTTAAGAGTTGATTTTGATGAGGCGGCGTTGGCAGTAATGTTGCCAGTGCAACAATTTAAAAAAGGGAGTCCTTACTAATGGCGATTTTAAGAGGTGGAAGAAGAATTGGTAATTACGATATACGATTAGGTATACCTAGAGATAGGTCACTCGATAATGTACTTGGCGATAAAAGACTTAAACAAAGACAAGGTGGTAGTAAAGAATCTACAATAGGTAGATTTATATCCCAAGTTGCTGAAGGAGAAGGATTTGCTAGACCAAATAGATTTTTAGTTGACTTCATATTACCAAATGGTGTTGCAGTAGGTGCAGATGTAGATAACTCTGCTTTGTTTGAAGAAGAAATAACAAGATCAACTATTGCTGGTGAATTACAAAAAGAAAGACAATTACAAAGAGGGTTAAGAGGTTTTTGTTTTAATGTTGAAATGCCTTCTCGTGCACTCAACACAACAGAATTTAAAACTTATGGACCACAAAGAGATGTGGTAACAGGTGAATCATATACACGTGAAGTCACTTGTAGTTTTTATGCTGATAAGTTTTTAAGACAAAGAATATTTTTTGAAATGTGGCAAGGTGCAGCCTTTGACCAAAATACACACAATGTACACTTCTATAATGAATACACTGGAGGTATTAGAATATACCAATTAGGTGCATTCTCTGGTGATGCTTATAGAGATAGAATTTCATATGGTGTAGAGTTAACAGAATGTTATCCAAAATCTATTGTTGCTGTTCCTTACAGTTATAATGAGGGTGGTGATATACAAAAAGTAGATATAACATTTGCATTTAGACAATGGTCTAATTTAACACTAGATCAAGTTAACAAATTTACAGTTGGTGGCGGATTTAAAGTACCAACAGTGAAAGAACCTAATAGAGGTTTGATTGGTAATATATTAAGTAAACTACCACCTGAAATTAGACGAGTGGGTAGAGATACTGTAAATATATTAAGACAAAGAGTACCAATTGGATCAGTGTTTGGTGGTAAAGTGTTCCCACCATTTTTATAATTGAACATATATAATAACGTGAATAAAGGAGTAAATTATGGCGTTACCTCAAGCAAATGTTGCTAAATATGAGTTGACTTTACCATCACAACAGAAAACGATTTCGTTTCGACCTTTTTTAGTAAAAGAAGAAAAAATATTATTAATGGCATTAGAAACTGGTAAACCAGATGAGATGTTAAGAGCAATAAAAGATATTGTTAAATCTTGTACATTTGGTGAACTAGAACCAGATGACTATCCAATATTTGATATTGAATATATCTTTTTACAAATAAGAGCAAAATCAGTTGGTGAAGTTGCTAAATTAAAAGTATTGTGTCCAGATGATAAAAAGACTTATGCAAACGCAGAAGTCGATATATCAAAAGTCGAAGTTTATGTTGATGATGACCACAGTAATAATCTTGTGATAGATGAAACTAGACAATTAGGTGTAGTTTTAAAATATCCATCTTTAAAATCTGTTAATAGTAATTTAATGTCAGGTGATCTAAAACTTTCAGAAACTTATGAAATGATATACAATTCAATTGAACAGATTTACGAAGGTGAAAAAGTATATTTAAGTAAAGATACATCAAAAGAAGAAATAAAAGATTTTGTTGATGGTCTAACAGGCGAACAAATGAAAAAAATACAAGGTTTTTATTCTAGTATGCCGAGATTAGAACATAAAATAAAAGTTACAAACCCTATCACAAATGTTGAAAGTGATGTGACATTGAAAGGCCTGGCCGATTTTTTCGGGTAGCCCTCTCACACGATAGTTTAGAAAACTATTATGAAACTAACTTTGCTTTGATGCAACATCATAAATATTCATTGACAGAGTTAGAAAATATGTTACCGTGGGAGAGGGAAATATACGTTACTATGTTAGTAAACTATATTAAAGAAGAAAAAGATAGAAGACAAAGAGAGGGAAAAAAATAATGGACGAAGTAAAGGTTGCAGAACCAAAACAAAAGATAAGTGTTGATTTAGAAGTTGACACTTCTATAAAAGACTTGGGCATAAATCCTTATGCAAAACTAATTCATATGGCAAGAGCAGTTGACGCTTGGAGAATATTTCCAAGATTGTTTTTGACTGTATATATCATATTATTATACAAATGTGTAATATGGTATATGAATTTAGGTGCACCTACAATGGAACAAAGTGGTTTGATTAGTATTGTAGTTGGCGCAGGTGCCGCATGGTTTGGTTTATACACAGGAACAAGTAAAAGTAAAAAATAATGGCTGAACTTACACTCAAAGACGAATCAGTAATACAAATAGGTGAATCTGTATCTAAAGGATTTAACGATTTAGTTAATTCAGGTAAATCTATTTTAATTAATCCTGCTGGTCAACCATTGACTAGTAGTGCGTCAGATATTGCTGAACCAGGTAATTTCATAGGTCCTAGAATGCCTGAAAATAATATGTTGAGTGTATTAGAAAGTATTAGAGATGGTATCCAATCACTAGTAGAATCATTTGCTGATAGTTTATCTTTTCAAAAACAAGAAGAAAGAGAAAAAGAAAGAGCAGATAGAGTGACTGCTGCAGATACTTCAGGAGCAGATGATAAGACGGGAGATACTGGAGGTGGTATATTTGCTGGCGCCATGGCAAGACTTGCGAAAATAAAAGAAGGTGCTTCTAATTTATTATCAAAAGAGGGTTTTATAGGATTATTAATCAAAGGTGGATTGATTGCTGGATTACTTTTATTAGCCAAAACTTTAAACAAATTTGGTGCTGAAATTGCTGAAAAGATTGCACCTATTGTAGATTTTATGAAAGGTTTTTTTAAATATCTTTTTAACTTTGTTACTGGAATGTTTAGTAATCCAGGGGAAACTTTCAATCAAACAATCGAAGACATAAAATCATTAGGACCTAAAATTGCTGGTTTCTTTTTAGATATGGTTAATAGTGTATTAACAACAATAGGTGAGTTATTTGGTATAGAGGGATTAACTACTACAAAAATATCAAACTTTTTTACAGATATAAAAAATAAAGTTGTTGAAAGTTTTGATAATGCAATAGCATTTTTTACAGAAGACATACCAGCAAAAGTAACAGAGATTAGAGATAGTGTAAAACAATTCTTTACAGATACATTTGATAAAATTAAAAATGGTGTTAAAGATGCTTTTGCTTCTGTAGGTAACTTCTTCTCTGATCTCTCC